CAAGATACACGCCTAGTCCACCACTCATCCTTTAATCTGTTATGCGTATCAAAAAAGAACCCTGAACTTCTAACTGGGTTGCCTAACAGGATAGTCAAAGCGTTATGTCCAGACATTGAGCCTGCAGCGGCCTCAAACACAGCCTCTGGCACACCGGAAGCCTCATCTGCTACCAACATAACGTTATCTGAGTGAACGCCTTGTAGGGCTTCTGGTTGTTCTGCTCTACTGGTTCTAGCAGAGATAAACGCTTCTGTACTACTAGCCTTTAACTCGATTCTTTCCTGCTTGACATCAAGAAGATCTTGGATTGGCTTGGGAAGCTCTTTGACCCATCTCTTCAACTCGGCAAACAAAGCATCGTATAGCTGAGCAGAAGTAGGCGCCGTGACCACCACCTTTACCGGATACCTGGTTAACAAGAACCAAAGCATGGCCCAACTAGCAGTAGTAGACTTTCCTACCCCGTGACCAGACCTAATACTTATCTTTCGCTCACCAGAAGCAACAGCATCTAAAAAGTCCTTCTGCCAATCATCAGGCTCTACTCCCAATACCTCTTTGACAAACAAATTAGGGTCATTCCTGTACAGGGTAATGAACTGGATGAACGGGTTATTAGCCATTGTTTTCCAAAGTAGTGACTTCTTCTGCCTTACCCATATGCTTCAAAGCCTGTAGGTGTAGATCCCCCAAACTGATATTCACCTGCGTCTTAGCAGTATCCCCATAGTTCTCAGGGTCTAGCTTAGAGGCCATCCACTTACGTGTATCTACTTGCAGTCTAGCCTTGTTCACTCCACTGTTACTAGTCTCATCAGCATCATCAGCAATCTCTAACGCCTCCTCAGCTAACTTCTCAGCCTTGAGCTTTCTAGCATTCAACACCGCATCCCTACGCTCATCAGTATGGTTTATCCAAAAAGACAACATCGGCCTAGAACACTCTATAAACTCCGCCAAGCGTCCAATGGTCATCCCCTGCGCTATATGCGCTGTCACAAACTCTATGCCTCCCAGTGCCTCTATCTTCTTCTCCAACGCCCTCCTTATAGGAAATCCAGCCATGTCTTCTCCTTGATTTAATGTCTACAAATTCTAAACTAAATCTAAACTAAAATTTTTTTTTGGAAGGACTGTTTGTTGGGGGGTCTACAGATGTGTGTTTCGATATGTGTTTCGATCTGTGTCATTGTCCCCCCGCCACCGCCCCCCTGCCGTTTTAACCTGGGGGGGGTAAACCCTTAAGGGTAAACCCTTAGGTAGAAACCCTACTGTGTTTCCATACAGCTTAGGGTAAACCCTAGATCTAAATGAGAATGATTTGCATTCGCATTTGTCTTAGGGGTGCATAGGGATTAGGTAGGTCGATGTTTAGAAGATGGCTTGTGAAAGTGTTTTGTATTGTCATTAGCCTATCTCTACGCTGGAATCCCCTATAGAGTCTCTTGTATTCCCTCCTACTGTATTAGATGACCTTGCCTTAGGCTTTCCCTTGTTCGCGGACATCAATTGTAGCTACAAATTCAAACTGTAATCTATCGTTCTAGGGGTTACTACTGATAGGGTTTTGGAGCTATCAATAAAATCAACGACTTACAAGAGTTGGCACGATTCTTCTTTGCTATATAGGTGAAGGGCACAGTTTTTTACCCTTCACAAGTCAACATTTAAAGGTAACTAACATGACTGAATCACAACTCTATCAAGCTGCACGATCCATGCAATACATGGGATCATTTGCCAATGCCATCAGTGAAGCCTACCTAGTGGCTGACTCTCACAATCGGGAAACCCTTGTACAAGCCTTTAAAGGGCTATTTGAGAGGGCTTTGCAGATAGTTGATACCACCACCACACAAGAGGGTTAAACCATGCGCACACAAGACCAAAAAGATTCAGTCGGTGGCGTCACCACTTACCAGTTCTATACCCTCATCGGTGAATCATCAGAGATCGTTAGTGCAACTATAGAATTTGAATACGATAGCGAAGGTGCATACAATGAATATGTCAAGTCGGTTATTTATAATGGTGTTGATATATCGGGCTGTTTAACCATTGAAACGCTTAATGAAATTGAGATTGAAGGAATATATAAAAGGGATGCACAATGAAACACTTTATTAATGATTTATTTCATGCCACAATATTCGCTGTCATTATCTCTAGCCCAATGGTAGCGTATTTTCTCATTTATATGTAAAGCATAAACTGTAAACCCTTTAATAGGGGTTTATGGCCTGTGCTTTACAGGGTCTTAATATATTCACGAAAAGGCTATTATGCAAAATCCATATAAACTCATTCTCAAGTCATTAGGCTTAGAATATCGCCCGATACTTGGTGAATCCTCTACAAAAACAATCAAGGGTGAAAAAATAGGATATCTCACTGGTATCGTTTATCTTGTTCCTGATGAAACCTTATGCCCTTTAGCCCTTTTGGCTGGGTGTTTTCATAGCTGTTTAAACACAGCGGGCAGAGGGGCTTTCAATAGCGTACAAAAAGCCCGAAAAGCAAAAACCCAGTTTTTCTATGATCATCAGCAAGCATTTTTGTTATCCCTTGCAGCAGATACATGGTCTATTCGTAGGAAAGCCCTTAGATTAGGCTTTAAGCCCCTTGTAAGACCCAATGGTACAAGTGACATACCTTACGAAAATCTGATCATATGGGAGGGGAAAAACATTTTTCAATTATTCCCTGATGTACAGTTTTACGACTATACAAAACATCCATCACGTTCATTAGAGGGTAAGACATTAAATAATTATGATCTTACCTATTCTTTTAGCGCTATTACTCCAAAGCCGATATCGATTAAAGGATTATTGAATAAGAATAATTCTAGAGTCGCTGTAGTGTTTCAAAAGCAAGCTGATATCCCCAACAATTTTAGGGGCTGGGATGTAATCGATGGAGATAATACTGATGTACGTCATATTGAGCCAAAACAAGTAGTAGTTGCCTTATATGCTAAAGGCAAGGCTAGAAACGATACATCAGGATTCACGCAGATAAGAGGGATTCACTACTAAAAATAAAAACCTAATTTGACCCGCTATTGTGCGGGTTTTTTGTTTTCACCCGTGCATTGTGCGGGTGCGGGTGCTGCGTGCGTGCTTTTATAGCGTGCGTGCTGGGTGCGTGCGTGCATTTTTAGGTGCGTGCATGGGTGCGGGTGCGTGCTGGGTGTTATGCCTGGGTGCTGGGTGCGGTAGCGTTTCTGATTGTCTCAGGCAATAGGGCATAAAGGCCATTTAAAGTGCTTTTAAGGCGTTTTTCTAGCGTATAGGTACACTGGTATCACTTTTGACGTTCGTTGATTGCAGGAGGTTTTGTGGATTGTTGCGAAAAAACCACTGTAAAGAAACACAGTAGAACTGTGGAAAAACACAGTACAACCAAGGGTAAACCCTAATAGGGTAAATACTAATAGGGTAAACTAGCATAGGGTAAACCCTAGCCAAGAGTCAAAAAAGTGGGTTTTGAAAAATGTTGCGTTTACTTTTTAGAAAGTTGATTTAACCAATTTTTGGAAGTTCAAAGTTTTTGAAACTTCTGATATTAGAAGGTATTATCTTTTTCGGTTTGGTATTCTAATAATCTCATTATTGTGATATTAAGTGCGTCAATCTCGTCCATTTTCTTAATATGCCACATTCTTTTTTGACCATGCCATCCTAATAATGAACCAGTATGACAATCTTTGCATAAAGATATACAAGTATATTGTAGGCCTTGCTTATAGTGATGAGCTTCTGATGGTCCTGATGCATCACATACTGAACATGGAAGCATTTTCACCCTAGCTAAGTGAAAGCGCTCCTTGTTGTTCAACTTGTTGTTCATTGAGTTGCTCTTATTTCCATTCGGGCTGAGTACTGGGTGGTCCTCCACACCTCTATCCTTGCTTGGGCTGCTGTCATTAGCCACCGATACTTCTCTTCCTTCTCCACGGCCTGTTTGATGCCTTCTAGCACTTCAATATAGTCCTTGTGGGCATAAGCATAGGTTTCTTGTTTACCCAGCACTTCCGTTCCTGCTTGGCTCATCAGGTGAGCCTTCTTGGACTTGCGGAATTCCTCCAAGTACAGGCGGTCCGCTTTGGCTTGGGCGTACAAGGGTGCGGTGTCTATCAAATACTGAATTGCTTTGTTTGGGTTTATCTGGCTCTCCATGAATCAATCTCCAATGTTTTTCTGCTAAACGTCTTATTCCTTCGGACAAAGAACCATTCCCTGCCAAAGTCAATGCCTGCTCATGGATAGGCGCTACCCTTGCTCGGATAGTCCTGCCTTCATCGCTGATCTTCTTCCTACCAGCACCTTTTCTTGAGCCGCCACGTGGTTTCATGGCTTGAATTATAGCTACAAAATCAATTCTTGATAGCTTTTAGTACAAACATGATGTCATGCCCGTTGTCTTCTTCAAAGACAGTTTTGAAGTCTGCTTTGTAAATATTCCTGAAGTCGGACATGGCAGTTTTACCAACCTGGCGCTTATATTCGTCTTGGGATAGGAATACAAGCTGCTCTAGTTGCATGATTCTTGTATGACTTGGATCACCGTAAGCCCAGACTGAGCTTTTTGATGGGCAGGTTGCCAAGAAGAACCCGTTTGGTTTTAACAGGCGCCAGAATTCTGAGAACTGGGCAAAGAATAGTTTGTAGTCACCTTGCTGTCCAAGATGCTCCAATACTTGGTAAGCGTGGATCTCATCAAATTCTTGGTCTTCAAATGGGAGTGGAAGTTTCATTAAGTCCCATACAACGTCAGGCTTGTGGTCTTCGTTGTAGTCCAAGGTTGTCAGGTTATCCCAACCAGGTGTGCCATCTGCTGCTAATTTCTTTGTGAGGTTTGACCCGCAGCCAAGCAATAATTCTTTTTTCATGTTTCTGCCCATATTGTTTGCGGTGTATATCTTTCTGTTGGGTGTGGAGCGTCTTTGGGTATTTCTACACACATATACACAGCAGCATATTGACCTCGTTTTGGTACGGTCCAACGGTCGATGTACAAGCCATGCACAAGCTTTATGGTCTTTGCAACTGATTTGTAGTTGTCATCCTCAAGCGCTTCAGCTATCTGTTTAATCGTCATCCCATCTTCTGAATCCAGCAGCATATTTCTTATTTGCTGGTGTCTACTTCTCTTCATCGTATATTTACCTCTTTTAATTTGGCTTGAATCTGTATCCAACAATCTTCTAAATCTTCTAAATCATCTGTAACATCTAAAAATTGTTGTCGAGTTAAATCTACCCAAGCACGTTCAAGTGCTTCAGCCCTCCCAACCTTACGCCCTTCTTGAAAATTTGCCCAATCAGGTTCAAACCCTTGGGTGTTGATAAGCCCGGGGCTAGCGGTAAAGCGCAGTAAATCTTCTTGCTCGGCTTGCGTCAGTCGATGCCAGCAAAGCAGGGTTGCTAACTTCCCGCGCAGTTCAAATTCATCTTGTGTCATGTGTTCTTCTCCTTGAGTTTTGATGTATTGCTCATCTCTTACTCCTCGCCTCTCGGCATAATTGTTTGATTTCTGTTGACATATCAGGGCTAAACCCTGCTATTGAACACTCTGGATGTTGAGGGAATACATCTGATGCTGGCGGCGCAAAGATTACAAAGATGCCAACTGCATTTGCCACCAAACCAAAAATAAATAAGGGAAATAGTGTTTTCATTTCTTCACTTCCCAAAACTTACCTTTTGCCAAGGACTTCTGCTCATTGTCGTAATCCTCGCACCAGTTATCAAATTCATCACGGCATTGGCGGCAATCGCAATGCCAATCTACTGTTTCTGGATCTACCAAAAACCCTTGATCGTCATAAGAACGTTCCATTACAGACTCCATTAGTTGAAGCTCAAGTGTCTATCATCTTAATTGCACTTTGTATTAGGACAAACCCTTAAATGTCTTCTTTTACCAACACCTCTACCATACCTATAGTGCCGTACCGTTTTGTGCTGTGCAGGCTGACCACTTGGGTGTCATCGTCATACATGATGCCATTCATGCTGTCTAGGAAGGCTTT